CGCCTGCTCTGGGAGGACTGGGTAGACGAATCGGACGCCGACGGCATCACAGACTTCTATGGCCAGCAGGCACTGATCGCCCGCATGGTCGAGGAAAGCGGCGAGTGCTTCGTGCGCCTGCGCAAGCGCCGCGCCGAAGACGGCCTGGCCGTGCCGCTGCAGCTGCAGCTGCTCGCGCCCGAGCACGTCCCGACGGACAAGCACTTCAAGACCCGCAGCGGCAACGAAGTGCGCGCCGGCATCGAGTTCAACGCCCTTGGCCAGCGCGTCGCGTACTGGATGTACGCCCGCCACCCCGGCGACCCGACCAAGGCCAACGCCAGCTACAACACGCTGAACCGCGTGCCGGCCAGCGACGTGCTGCACATCTTCGAGCCCACCGAGGCCGGCCAGCTGCGCGGCGTGCCTCGGCTTGCCCCGGTGCTGCTGCGCCTCAAGTCGCTGGACAACTACGACGACGCGGTGCTGTTCCGGCAGGAGGTCAGCAACCTGTTCGCCGGCTTCATCAAGAAGCCTGCGCGCGAAGGCCAGCAGCCTCTGGACCCTATCACCGGCCAGCCCATCCACGCCGACACCGACGGCACCCCGATGGTCGGCCTCGAGCCCGGCAGCATGCAGGAGCTCATGGAAGGCGAGGAGGTCGAGTTCTCCGATCCGCCCGACGCCGGCAACACCTACGTCGATTTCATGCGGCAACAGCTGCAGGCCACCGCAGCCGGTGTCGGCCTGCCTTACGAGCTGCTGACGGGCGACATGGGCGACATCAGCGACCGCGTCCTGCGGGTGCTGCTGAACGACTTCCGCCGCCGCATCGAGCAACTCCAGTTCGGCGTGTACGTGTTCCAGCTGTGCCGCCCGGTGCGCGCCGCCTGGCTCGACACCGCCGTGCTGGCTGGCACCATCGAACTGCCCGACTACACCACGCGCCGCCGTGAATACCTGCGCACCCGCTGGATTCCACAGGGCTGGGCCTACATCCACCCGGTGCAGGACGTCGAGGGCAAGCTCAAGGAAATCGCCGGAGGCCTCAACAGCCGCAGCGAGCATGTGCTGCGCACAGGCTACGACGCCGAGCAGATCGACGAAGAGAACGCCCAGGACAACCGCCGAGCTGCAGACCTCGGGCTCACCTACACAGCCGCCAACGCAGCCCCGGCCAGCCCGCCGGCGACAGAGAAAGAGGAAGACCAATGACCCGCCACCTTTCCACCATGGCAGCCGCCTGGGCGCAGCTGGGCCTCTGCACGCTCGCCAGCCCGCGCATCATGAACAAGGCCGGCGCAGCCCCGCAGCTGCAGGCCGAACACTGGTACAGCATCCGCGCCGTAGGCGAGGCGGAGCAGCCCGTCATCGAGGTCTACGTCTACGGCGAGATCGGCTACTGGGGCATCACCTCGGCCGACTTCGTCCGCGACCTCAAGGCGCTCGACGATGGCACCTCGCCGGTGCACGTCATGATCGACAGCATCGGCGGCGACCTCTTCGACGGCATCGCCATCCACAACATGCTGCAGGCGCTGGGCGAGCGCTGCACCGCCCGCATCGTCGGCGCTTGCTTCAGCGCCGCCAGCGTCGCCGCCTGCGGTGCGCACCGCGTGGAGATGGCCGACAACGCCCTGTTCATGATCCACAACCCCTGGACCTTCGCCGCCGGCGACAGCGACGAGCTGCGCAAGGTCGCGGAGATGATGGACAAGGCCTTCGAGTCCATCGTCGCCAGCTACAACCGCCGCGCCCTGACGGTCGATGACGCCGAGCTGCGCCGCATGATCAACGCCGAAACCTGGCTGACGCCGCCCGAGGCGCTCGCCGCAGGCTTCGTTGATGCCGTCACGCCCGCCGGCCAGCCGAAGGCCAGCAACTGCGCCCACGGCAAGATCCTCAACCGCTACCGCAACACGCCCCAGGCCGCGCTGGACTTGGTGGCCACGGTCGAACCCGAGCCGGAGCCAGCCGCTGACCCCGAGCCAGCAGCCGACCCGGAGCCCGACCAGCCGGATGCCACCGCGCTCGCCACCGAACTGGCAGCCGCCTGCGCGGAACAGGGCATGAGCAACCTGGTCGGCGCGCTGATCAAGGCCAGCGGGCTGAAAAGCCGCGAAGCGATCCAGGCGCAAATCGCGCGCGCCAAGGCCATTCGCGAGCTGTGCAACCTCGCCAAGCTGCCCGACGAAGCCGAGCAACTGATCACCGACGGCGTCGAGCCCGAAGCCGCCAAGGCCAGGCTCTACGACAAGGTCGTGGCCGCCAGCGGTCAGGTCCAGATCAGCAATCATCCGCCGCTGGACGACTCGCCAACCCTGGCGCAGAGCAAAGCAGCAGACCCTGGCGCCATCTACGCCAGCCGTAAATCCCGAGCCTCGAAAGGAGCGCATCAATGAGCAATAAAACCGAAGGCGTCCATGCCGGTGAATTCCTCCTTTCGGAGGCCGGCGGCACCCGCAGCCGCGACGAAATCACCCTGGCCGCAACCACCGTCAACCTGCCGGCAGGCCAGCTGCTGGGCAAGATCGCCGCCACCGGCGAGTACGCGCCATACAACCCGGTCGCGGAGCCAGCCGACGGTAGCGAAACCGTCGCGGCTGTTCTCTGGGCGCCGGTTGCAGCCTCCGAGTCCGCTCAACGCACCGTCGGCATCGTCCGTGATGCGGAGGTCATCGAGCGCTTGATCACTGGTCTCGACGCCAGCGGCAAAGCTGACTTACTGAACCGTGGAATCGTCGTCCGCCCCTGATCAACCCACTGTCATCCAGACACCCTAAACCCCGCTTAAGCGGGGTTTGTCATTTCTAGGAGCCCGCCATGGCCGACATTTCCATTTTCCAAGACGAGGCGTTCAGCGTCACGTCGCTGGTTGCCACCATCAACGAAGAGCACGCCGTACCTGGCCAGATCGCCGCGATGGGCCTCTTCAACGAAGAAGGCAGCATCACCACCGTCCAGCAGATCGAGAAGGACGGCGACGTGCTCGCCCTGGTTCCGCAAGCCTCCCGCGGCGCCCCCGGCACCGTGGTCATCGGCAGCAAGCGCACGCTGATTCCGTTCAACAGCGTGCACCTGCCGCAGCAGTTCACCATCACCGCTGACGAGATCCAGGGCATCCGCGCCGCAGGCTCGCGCACCGAGCTGCAGGGCGTGCAGGACGTTGTCAACGCCCGCATCGAGAAGGCCCGCAAGCAGCTTGAACTCACCCACGAGTTCCAGCGCATCGGCGCCATCAAGGGCCTGGTCGTCGACGCGGACGGCACGAGCGAACTGGTCAACCTGTTCCAGCGCTTCGGCATCACCCAGCAGACCCTGGCCATGGAGTTCGGCACCGCCGACGTCAGCGCCAAGGCCGGCGAAGCACTGGACATGCAGGACGATGCACTCGGCACTGCAACCGGTACCGGCGCCATCGCCCTGTGCGGCTCGACCTTCTGGGCCAAGCTGATCGCCGACAAGTCGGTGAAAGACGTCTACATGCAGTCCACCCGGGCAGACAGCCTGCTAGGCGATCGCCGCCAGGCGTTCACCTTCGGCGGCGTGCTGTGGGTGCGCTATCGCGGCAAGATCGGCAGCACCGCGTTCGTCGGCGCCAACGAAGCCTACTCGGTGCCGGAAGGCGTCGAGGATCTGTTCAAGTCCATCTTCGCCCCGGCGAACTACATGGAAACCGTCAACACCCTCGGCGTGCCGCACTACGCCAAGCTCGACCGTCTGCCGTTCGACAAGGGCGTCATCGGCGAGGCGCAGTCCAACCCGCTGCACATCTGCACGCGCCCGCGCGCAGTGATCAAGCTGACCGCGTAACGCCGTGGCCTTCCGCGACCTGGTCGCCGAAGTGGACGGGGCTGTGTTCGCAGCCCTGTCCGACCCGGCCACGCTCGACGGCACGCCAGTGCAAGGCATGTTCGCCTCGCTCTGGCGCGAGCCCGCCATCGGCAAGCTCGGCACCGGCCTGGTGGAACCGCAGCTCACGCTGCGCAGCGCCGATGCCGCAACAGCCGCGCGCGGCTCCGTCGTCATCATCAACCTGCCGGCCCCCGATGGCGGCGAATACGAGGTGGTCAACATCGAGCCAGATGGAACAGGCCTCACGGCCCTGATCCTGCGGCCCCGGTGATGCCGCCCGGAGTTACCCATGACGGACACCTCGGAACAAATCAGCCTCGAGCAACTGTGCACGGCGATCACCGCCGGCATCACCGCGGCCCTGCCCGAGGTCAAGTCCGCTGAATTCTGGCCGCAGGTCGGCCGCCGGCTTGACCTGCCCTGCGTGCTCGGCGAAGTCGCCGGGCTGCAACCCGGTACCGACCCCGGCACCGGAGAAACCGCCCTGATCGGGCACATTCAGGCGCGCATCGTGGTGGACCCCAACGCCGCGCACGCGGACATGCAAGGGGCGATGCTGGCCACGCGCCTTGTGCGCCTGCTGCAGAACCAGAACTGGGGCCTGCCGATCACACTGGCCGACTTCTCGCGCGCCGCCCCGGACTGGACCCACCCCGATCTGGACGGCTACCTGGTCTGGCTGGTCGAGTGGCGCCACGAGTTCCACATCGGCGAAATCGAGTGGCCGTACGAAACGCCCACCAGCGCCACCGACACCGCGCTCTACTTCGGCTACGACCCCGAAACCGGGCCGGGCAATGAGCACCTGTACACGCTCGCCCAATCGCCGGACGGAGTCGCCATATGAGCTTCGCCACCGCCGAGCACGACCGGCGCCTTGCCACGCTGATCCAGGCCGGCACCATCGAAGCGGTGGACCTGCCGAACGCCCGCTGCCGCTTGCGAGTGGGCGAGTGGGTGTCGGCCTGGATGCCCTGGCACACCCAAGGCGCCGGCGCCGTGCGGCACTGGCGCCCGCCATCGGTGGGTGAGCAGGCGCTGCTGTTCAGCCCCTCGGGCGAGGCCGCAAGCGGCTTCATCATCCCGGGCTTCTACTCGACGCAAGGTGCGCAAAACGACAACCGCGCGGAAGTCACCGCGCAGGACTGGCCCGACGGCGCCCGGCAGGAATACGACCACGCCGCCAGCCACTACCTGCTGGACGTGCCCGCGGCCGGCAGCATCACGCTGCGCTGTGGCCCGTCGACGATCCGCCTCAGCGCAGCGGGCATCGATATCAACGGGCCCGTCGTCAACATCAACTGATAACGAGGTGAGCCATGCCTGCAGCCGCACGCCTGGGCGACACCTGCACCGGGCACGGCTGCTGGCCGCCGCGCGCCTCAACCGGTGGCAGCC